CCAATTGAACAAAATCCACCAATACCATTTGAACCAAATGAAGTGGCAAATATAACTTCAACTTTTTGTAATTCATCTGATAATATGATGGTTGATCTAGATTTTATATATGTTACAGATACCAAATGGGCACCTAAACTTGAGATGAATACCTTACCACTTAATACCTGGCCGACAAATACACCGGTCCCTGGAAGACAAAGTAAGGGTGTTGACCTTGTATATATGGAACCATTCACACATACTGAAATAACTCTAAATGTAATTAAATATATTACTAGTGGCTCATTTGGATCTGTTTTTGAATATTCATCGGTTACTCCACTACCACCTGGTTGGATTGAGAATAGTGAAATTTATAATGGTCAGTATGTTGTTATTTATTATAATACATTGACTGGGGAAAGTATACTAAATCGCCCACGAATTCCGGGTGACAAATATTATTCAATTGCTGTTAAAAAATTTAATAATCTTCAAGATCCAGAAATATCACTAATATCAGGATTACCTACAATGTTTTGTAATATTATTAATGCTAGAATAATAGATTCCCCTCTCGTACCAAAAATAGCAATAATGGATATGATGGAAGGAAACCTCAATATGTTAAAAGGGTATATTAATTTTGAACAAATTGGTGATATTATCAAGATATTATTAAAATCTATAAAATGTTTTCAACAAAATGGATATATGTATACAGATATGAAACTAGATAATATTTTGTATAAATGTCAATATAATGGTGGAGATAGAAATATTAAAATTGTATTTGGTGATATTGGTTCTCTTTGTTCGGGTCTTCGTGGTAGAGCAGGTGATGCCGGTCAATCCTATTCATATATACCACCAGAAGTATCATTGGGAATTAGATTCGTATGTGACTCCATTCCAGCAATATGGGGGATTGGTATAATATTATATGATTTATTAGACATATACCGCCCATCTGGTGGCATTGATCCAATATTTATAAATCCACCCGATCCATTATTATATATCAATAGGAGTATCGGGACATCCAATTCATCCGACGGACCATACTATCCAATTACAGATATGTCATCGGGTATGTCGACAACTGAGTTCACTGGATATAATCAAGGATTTTTTTACTCAGGTAAATATTATGGGGATATTAAAACTAAACTAAATACTATGAAAGCACGATGGGAAGAAAATACACATATACCAATGGATCCCGATTTATTTGAAGTATTAACACAAATGTTGAATCCATCTTGGGATCAGAGATTCGCATTGATATAATTAAATTCTTTTATAAAATAAACAATACGGTATTTTATTAAAAACATCTTCTTTCCTTATTTCATTTACACTTTCATCATTATATCTATACCATTTTTCATCACTTTTGCATATAGAATAATAATGACCACCTTTCATAGATCCACCTTGAATACTTATACCATATAATTGATAATTTAAATTATCATTATAATAATTAATACAATAATTACTCATATCAAGGACTTCTGGATAATCAAAATTATAATTAACTTTATTCATATTGTTATTATATAATTTTAACTGAATTATTAATATATCAGATAATTTCCAATACATTATTCTTTTACGCGGATTAACATCCATTTTGCATTTATCGCAAATCCATTTATTATTATTATCTAATTGTTCTATTTTTGTATAATTATCCAATAATGAATATATATCTATATTGTTTTTTTTTATTGGTAATGATATATATTGAATTGGATCATGATTAGTTGTATTATATTCACAATTTGGACAATTCGTTACACTTAATAATTGTGAATATGTTTGCTTTATTATTATAGAATAACCTTTTTCAAAAAAAGTTTTCCAATATTTTATACTATCTACAGCAATTTTATCATAATTAGTTTTAATTTTACCCGAAATATCAAAACTAATTTTATGTTCTAAACATTTATGTAATAAATCAAACAATATTGTTATAAATTCCGCGGCATCTTGTTTCTCAAAATTTTCAAAATAATATTCACTATCATTTACCTTTTTCGAAAACATATTGTAAAACTCTCGGGGATTAACATATCCTTTTTCATTTTTATTCTTTAATGATTTATTTAATTTAAACCAAGATTCTAATAATTTAAAATCATTTGTTTCTTTAATTAAAGAACATTCTTCTATTAAAGCTATATTATTTGTATCTAAAAAATTTAAGTGTGATATACATTGAATTATAGAATTCATATAACATGTATTACCTAAATTAAGTAATCCATTATTCATTGATAATTATTATATTATGTATTTATTTTTTTAAGTATATATATAAATAATTATATATTTTACATAATATATTTACATAATTAATGAATAGAATAACATTTGATCTACCAAAAGAATTAAGTCAAGATGATTTATTAATTGAAAAAACTATTGAATTGATGATTGACAGAAAACCTTTAATTGATACTAGTTTATACGAAAAACTATTAGATAATATAGTTATAGAAGATATTGAAGAGGAACAAGTTATAGAGGAACAAGTTATAGAGGAACAAGTTATAGAGGAACAAGTTATAGAGGAACAAGTTATAGATAATACATGTAATTATAAGGACGAGATCCTATTAGAAATACTACTAAGATTGAAAAATTTAGAAAATACAAATGAAAAATTAAAACAACGAATTATTGAAAGAAATATTGGATTAAATATATGGGATGATTAATTAGAATACAAAATACCTGCCATACCATTACATATTCTTATTACATTATAATTAGTTGAAAAAACATTTATTATTCTCTCGGTCGTATCAGATAAATTATGTATAACTAAATTACAATCATCAATTCTAGTAAAATTACAAGAACCAGTTGGTTGCATATCTTCTGGTTTTAAAGCAAAAGAATATACAGCTATATTGTTTTGATATGATTTACCAATACTAAAACCATTTTCTATACTTTCAGCAGTCATTTGAATTGGTGTTCCTGTATGGTATTCATATATTTGTTGTTGTGTAAAATATTCCAACGGTCTAGGAGAAAATCTATCTGCATTATTAAGTAATATATTATAACTAATATTATTATTGGGTTTATATTTATTTGAAGATGAATCATCATAATAGCCACCAGGTAATTGTGTAAAAAATCCATTTATACTGTTAATAGCTCCGGTCCATATTATTTCTTTAACCGGATGATTTAAATAATTTAAATTTATTGATTGACCATTTATTGGGAAAACCCTATAATTTAATTGTTCAATTAAATATTCATGTGCTGAAGTAGCAAATCTAGATCTTTCATCTTCATCTAGAAATATATATTCCCCCCATAATGTATTATTTAATAAATTAATACCACTATTATCAACAGAATTTTCTAATAAACAATCTGTATTAATTTGTAAAACTAATTCAACTTCATGAACTCGTAAAGCAATCAGAGGTAATGCTAACCCCGTATTTCTACAAAACCAAAATTGTAGAGGAACATAAGCATCAAATTTAACAGTTGTTGATAATGTATCTCTATCAATTATAGTTGGTTCTATACTTTCATCAAAATAATAAATATTTCCTCCACTTTTTGTTAACATTTGATATTTTGTTCCTTGATTTGTTGTAATATTTCCCATTGCTCCAACATTATTTTTTTCTGTTAATTGACTCCATATTTCTAACCAATTACCTGTATGTCTATCAATTTGTGTTCCACCTATATTTAATGTAACTGTATCAATAACAGTATGTGTTGGATTATAAATAGGTGAAATTTCATTTCCATTTTTAATAGATGATGTTACTTCCATTGTCATATTTAAATATAATTTATCCAATAAATCACCCAATAATGGAATAATACAAGATACACGACCATTTAATGAATTAGACCCTTGCCAACTTAATTGAATTGATTCCATTGCAAAATTTGTATGTCTTCTAAATACTGTTTTAAAAAAAGTAATTTCTGGATTACCTGTTAAGTATACATCTTGTGGAGATTCTGTACTCGCAACTAATTGTAATAGACCACCCGCCATATAATTATATTATAGTATATAATTATATTTATATAATTTTAAATAAAAAGAAAAAAATAAGATTTACTTAATTAATAACTTTGTCTTTAATTACTGTAAGCAAGGCCACCCATACCACTCATGATACGAAGGACATTGTAGTTAACAGCATAGACATCATAGCTGTCGCAGCAGCAATTAGAACCACTGTTGCCCTGCGAAGGGTATCCGTTAATGACAAGCTGGGCATTGTCAATTCTCGAGAAATTGCAAGTGCCACTCGGCTGGTGTTCCTCGGGTTTGAGGGCGAACGAGTAAACAGCAATGGCAGCAGTAGCAGCTTGACCCGGACCAACAGCGTAGTATGCCTGAGGGAACGAACCATGTTTGCCCTGAGCTTCCCAGAAATTCCCCTTATCAATTTGTTCGTCCGCCATCGGGTTGTTGGACCAGTCTTTTTTCCACCCACTCTTGCCCCGGGCTTTCAATTCCTTGGGTGCATTAACAGCGGCACGATTTTTGAGGAAGTCTAGGTTACCCATGCAACACTGGCCACAAGCAGTGGTGTAAGAGTCGCCACATCCAACTGGTGTTCCAGTGTGGTAATCGTATACCTGCTGTTTGGTGTAGTATTCAAGAGGCCTTAGGGACATGCGATCATGTCCATTAAGTTTGAGCTGGTAAGTGGCATTGAAACCAGGGGTTTCGCAGTCAGCATAGAAGTCGGGCATAAGGTAATCAGCAGAGGCACCCGGTAGGATACCAAATAGACCAGTTACCGAACTTTGCCCACCAGTCCAGATTAACTCTTTGACGGGGTGGTTGAAGTTTAGGTCAAGAGAGCCACCATTGCTACGGAAGTTCTGGTGCTGAATCTGTTCAATTAGGTATTCGTGGCTGACCTGGGCAAAACGGCGACGCTCGTCGGTGTCAAGGTAAATGTAATCGGCATATAGAGAGTTATCCTGAATGCAAGCAGATGGCTGGCAGTTGGAGCCGTTATACTGGGGTCCACAGACAAAGTCGGTGTTAATCTGTAGGATGATGCGGACTTCGTGATACTGAAGGGCAATTAGAGGTAGAGCAAGACCGGGGTTACGGCAGAACCAGAACTGAAGAGGAACATATGCGTCGTATTTAGTGAAACGGGCTTGGCTCGCCAGACTTTTATTTTGCTTATCGCTCGTGCCATCCACCGTTTTTCCGTCTTCACGGGCTCCCCAGGCGACAGCCTCACTTACGGAGTGTTTTCCCATCTGCGAAGAAAGGACAACACATCCACCACCACGGGCCATATTCTGGAACTTAGTTCCACTGTTGTCACCGACAACACCTAGGACAGCAGCACTGTTTTCCTGCGTAAGCTGGGCCCAAACTTCCATCCAAGCACCGGTCTGGTGGTCAATTCTCTGGCCACCAATTTCAACTTCAACATGTCTTATAACTAAATGACCCGGATTGTAGACAACGGGACCATAGTCCGAGTTACAGCATCCATTGCTTTTAGAAGAGCCACACCCACCACCACCACCATCAAAGGATCGGTTGGCAACCTTCGGGGGGGGAGTGCATACGGTGACAGTCTGTTGTAGGTATAGTCTGTATACTAAATCACCATTGCGAGAAATAGTGGCAGTGGCGCGACCGGTGGTCGGGTCACCGTTCCAGGT